TTCCGCTGAAAATATCTATTTTCTGTTTTCGATCCGTTATTTTATCCTTTTGAACGGTGTCGGACTGTTTGAGTGCACCACTAGATTGATACCAGTTTTCAACTTGTTGATTCGCCGACGCTAAACTGGCAGGGGGTGCGTTGGGGCTGTTTAACTGTTGAACATAGTCCAATAAATTATCCTGCATTTCACTGAAGAAATTCGCCATTTCTTCATTATTTTCGGCGTCGAACTTATCAATATATTGATTGGTTTTTTCTATGACATTTTCTTGAGTGGGTTGGTCGATGTCCAAAATAGTCAATAGTTCTTCCACTGTATAATTATTTATATTTGTATCCACTTGACTAGACATATACTGTGGGGTGATTTATATAGTTTGATAAATATATTAAACTATATTATTGTTTTTAAGGTCTTTTTTGGATAAACTTTTTTTCAATAAAACTCATAATTTTTTAGAATTTACAGTTAACTCGGCGGCGGTGGAATTAAACAGATTCTTTTTGAAGTGGGTGTAATATATATAATTGGTAAGAGTGACTTATAGACCGTTTTAGAACAGTCTGCTATAGTAAGAACAACATCATCATCAAATGCACTAAATGCTAACGTACGAACGGTTGATGGAATGAATGCGGAGTTTATTGAAGTACCTGAAAATGCCACACTTTTAATTGTAGTTATCGTAGAAGGAATCGTTATGTGTTTCAATGACTTACAATATTGAAATGCTTTAGGTTGAACTATAGTTAACGAAGACGGAATAGTTACATTTCCTTTACATTTCAATATTTGGTTAACTTCACCATACGCATCAGTATCGTCGGTTGAATCGTCAGATGTTGAACACATAACATAAGGTATTACACAGTTCAAAATTGTAGGGTTTGATGTTGGTTGACCAGTTGGTTGCGTCGGGTTTGTTGTTGGTTGACCGGTTGGTTGTCCTGTAGGAGTTGAAATAGGTTGTTTTGTAGGTCGTCCGGTGGGTTGTCTTGTTGGTTGTCCTGTGGGGTGACATGTGGGTTGTCTGGTGGGTTGTCCTGTAGGAATTGAAATAGGTTGTTTTGTAGGTAAACCGGTGGGTTGTCCAGTGGGTTGTCCTGTGGGTTGACATGTGGGTTGTCTTGTGGGCAAACTAGTAGGTTGACGTGTCGGGGTCCCGGTAGGTTGTTGTGTAGGTTGTACGGTGGGTTGTCCAGTCGGTGTTGAAGTAGGTTGTCTAGTGGGTAAACCTGTGGGTTGACTACTCGGTTTTCCTGTAGGTTGACTACTCGGTTGTCTAGTGGGTAAACCTGTGGGTTGACTACTCGGTTTTCCTGTAGGTTGACTACTCGGTTGTCTTGTGGGTAAACCTGTGGGTTGACTACTAGGGTTTCCTGTAGGTTGTCCAGTAGGTTGACTTGTTGGATTTGTAGTAGGATAGGAGACAGGTTGTCCAGTAGGTTGCACTGTAGGTTGTACAGTGGGTTGTCCAGTAGGTATTGCGACAGGTTGACTTGTAGGTTGTCCCGTAGGGTGACAACTCGGTTGTCCGGTGGGTAAACCTGTGGGTTGAGTACTAGGTTGTCCAGTAGGTTGCCTAGTAGGTTGACTTGTTGGTTGTCCTGTAGGTGAATTAAAAATCAAACAAATCAATGTTCTTGCACCAATATTTTGAGTTTTTATATTTTTACAATTACTTATCGTAACTATTGTAGTTGTATAACTAAATGCGTAATCGCCTATACTTGTTACAGATGGAGGAATTAAAATATTTTTTAGTTTAGTACAAACCCCAAAAGCGCCTTTTTTAATTGTTAGTAGTGATGAACTGTTTCCAAAATTAATATATTTTAGTCCAGATTCGTAAAAAGTCCACTGACCAAGATAATTGGTAGTTGATGGTATAATAATATTATCTAGCGACGTAGTACTTCTAAATGCAGAATCTGATATATTTTTCAATGACGATGGTGATTCAAATGTGACATTTTTCAACTGTACACATGACTCGAAAGTACTTTCTTCAATAGTTACAACCGACGAAGGTATATTAATTTTTTCAATTGACGAACCTTTAAACGCCGCAATTCCAATAGTTTTTACAGAAGACGGTATTGTTATATTTTTCAAAGAACTACAACCGTAAAACGCACTATCTCCAATAGATGTTACGGATGAAGGTATTATTACATTTTTCAAAGATGCACAACCCATAAAGGTTTGGTCTTTAATATCACTTACAAATTTTGGAATATGAATACTTTCAATTGATGTTGATGAAAATGCATTAATTCCAATAGATGTTACGGATGATGGTATTGTTATATTTTTTAGAGAGACACAACTACTAAATGCTCCGTTTCCAATAGATGTAACAGAATTTGGTATATTAATACTTTTAACAGATGTAAAAGAAAATACACTATTTTCGATTTTTTTCAACGATGAAGGTAAAGTAATGTTTTTTAAATAACGACAACCTCTGAATGCGGCGGAACCAATATTTTCTAAGGTTGAAGGAAAAACAATACTCTTTAATTTCGATGCCTCAAAAGAGTTACCCGCGATTGTTTTCAATGTCGAAGGTAACTTAATACTTTCTAAAAGACTATAATAAAATGTGTACGGTTCAATTGTTGTTATCGATGTGGAAGACAAGTCAATATATTTCAATGATGATGTAAAAAACACCCAATTTCCAATAGATGTTACAGATTCAGGTATGGTAATATTTTTCAAAAAAAAGCACTGCGCAAACATCTCATTTTCGATTTTAGATAACGATGATGAAAGAGTAATACTTACCAACGATGTTTCTTTAAATGCAGCCACTCCAATAGTTTTTACAGTTGATGGTACAATAATACGACTTATTTTTGTTTCACAAAATGCGAAATCACCTATAGTGGTCAGACCATAATTTAAAACCACGTCCTCCAAAAATGTACACCGATAAAAAACATAATTTCCTATACTTGTTACATTTGAAGGTATTACAATACTGTTTATTTTTGTTTTATAAAACGCATAACTACCAATAGTTTTAACCGAATATGGTATATTAATATTGGTCAAAGTTGACTCACTAAAAGCGTGGTCTCCTATACTTATTACCGAGTTGGGAATTGTTATGTTTTTAATTTTATTACAATTTGCAAAAGCACTTGCTCGAATAAAGGTAAGCCGAGGGAAAGTTATTTCACCACCGCATGAATTTACACATTTACAACTATCACATACACAACTTGTGGGTTGCATCGTTGGGTTACTCGTAGGTTGTGATGAGGGTTGAGATGATGGTGTTCTCGTGGGTTGAGAAGTAGGTTGTCTCGAAGGTTTACTTGTAGGTTGTGTTGTTGGATTTCTAGAAGGCATTGATGTTGGTTGTGATGATGGTTGATTTGATGGGCGAGATGATGGTTGACTTGAGGGTATACCCGTGGGTTGACTCGAAGGTATACAAGTGGGTTGTACAGTTGGTTGACTGCTTGGATTACTAGTTGGTTGTCTAGATGGAACTCCTGTAGGTTGTATTGTCGGTTGACATGTAGGTTGACTCGTGGGGTTCGCGGTGGGTTGTCTAGTAGGGTTCCCAGTAGGCAACCCAGTTGGTTGCCTACTGGGTTGCCTACTTGGTATCTCACTAGGCAGTAAAGATGGCATTGCTGTAGGTTGTCTAGTAGGACTAAAGGTAGGACGTGATGTTGGAGAATTTGTTATACAAAATACTTGTCCTGTTCCAATGTTATTGTGTCTTGTTTTTGTACAGTTTGCTATATACACCCTTGTATTTGAACCATAAAACGCATTCCACCCAATTGTTCTTACTGTTGAAGGTATATGTACATATTTTAATCCTGAACTAGCAAATGAATAGTTACCTATAGTTTTTACTGAAGTCGGAATAATTATACTTGTTATGTTACTATTCATAAACATTCCATTCGCAATTGTAGTAACAGTGCTTGGTGATTCAAATGATACACTATAAAAATTATAACAACCAATAAATGCATTACTTTCGACAGTTTTATTGTTTTCTGGATTAGGTATTGTAACTAAACCATCACATTTATTTACACAATCACAAATAAAGCGTCCATTAACTAAATTAACCTCACCATTTATACATTTACAATAAGGACACCTCAAAATTGAACGTTCTACTCCCCATAATTTTGAATACTTCAACTTAGAACAATAATAAGTCAAACTTTCTAGTTGAAAACTATGTGTTATTCCATTGAAATGCACATTATTTTTTGTATAAAGAGCGTAGTAATCAATGCTTGTAACCGAGTAAGGAATTTCAATCTTCTTTAAACCTGTATAACCAAATGCAAATGTACCTATTTTAGACACAGAAGATGGTTGTTCAAATGTAACATTTTTCAAATTGCATCTAAAAAATGCATATTGTCTTATACGCTTTAAATTGTTTGGAATTGTTATTACTCCATTACATTTATCAACACATTCACAACCATATTGTTCTAAACTATTTACGGTTTGTAAATAATATGATGTATCATACAACACTAATGAGTTTATATTATACGGTTCACCAGTACTTCCAATATTATAGTTTACTAAACCACTGTCTTCACAATAACACGGTTGATTTTGTGAAGAGATAAATAATAAGTTACTAAATAATAATAATATAGAACTTATAATTTTCATTTACTAAATTACTTAGTTGTTATATACTATTTAAAAATATAATAAAAATAAACGAAATATAAATAGTTATTACTTCAGCATTATCCACCGGGAACCCAGGAAAGTTATAACAGTTTTTCATGAAGAAATATTATCATGGGAAAAGGTAAGGATTTAGAATTCTTTGAAGGGCGGGGAGGTTGCCAGGGGTCGGCTACGCAGTCCGGGGGTTCCCCCTATATTACTTCGAATAAAATTTCTTCACCATTTCACTATATACTTGACCACGCTCCAATAACTCTTCATGAGACCCTTGTTCCACAACTTTCCCCTCATCCATAACCAATATTTGATCCACATTTTTGATAGTATTCAACTTATGCGCTATAATAATCATCATTTTATTCGGGTCCTCGCCATAAATGGAATGAATATAGTCCATGATTTGATGCTCCGAATTCACATCTAAAGCACTCGTAGGTTCATCCAATATAATACACGATGCATTTTTCAATAAACCACGTAAAATATTGATTTTCTGTTTTTGACCTCCCGAGTATTTGGAACCCGATACGCCAATAGACTGTTCCAATCGTTCTTCTTGGTTTTGTAAGTTCATTTTACTTAGATAATCCAAGAGTTCTTCATTGGTAATCGCGTGTTTTCTCTCTTCGTCATTCATTTCCATAGTTAAATTATATTTCAATGAGAGATTGAATAACTTGGGGTCTTGTCCTATGTATATAATATTATCTCTCACAATATCTACTGGGAGTTCATTCAATGGTATTTCATTCAAAAATATATCACCTGTACTTGAATAAATAAGTTTCATGATGAGTCTGGCAATCGTTGTTTTACCTGACCCCGACTCACCCACAATACCAATCTTTCGCCCTTTTTCAATACGAAGTGATACGTCTTCCAATACAGTTTTATCTATGTATTTTTTGGAAACATGGCGAAATTCTATACTAGAAACTTTGCGAATCAGTGTTGGACTATATAAAATATCAGACTCTATGTCATCCTCGCCATCCACTTTCACCAAGTTTTCAATATGTATATGTTTTTCTCTCCGATTCTCCAGTTTGAAAAAGTCGTATAGTCCACAAATATAACTAATGTTATAAAAACTATTGAGAAACCCGATAATATTCGATTCTAATGGTGTGAGAAAATTATTGATACAATAAAGAAATAAATATACATTATCGAAGTTGAATGAAAAAATGCTGACTATTATGCCCGACATTATCATTGACTGTAAAAACCCCCAACAAGAATTCAATAATATAAACTTTGTATTGTTATGAATGATTACACGGTTGTTATCAAGAATACGTTCGTTTTGATACTCCTTCACAAGTATATTGGAACTTTTTAAATATTCCAAGTTCGAAAACATTTCGTCATTGATTTGGAACTTATTTTGAAATAATTCTGTCAATATATTCAAAAACGGTAATACTGAAATATATTTGATGAATACCACTGATAATACAGCGACAAATCCGACATTCAACACAATCATTGGATTATAAAATGCGTTATAACCAAGGTAGACATTTCCTAAGAAAAGAACAATCAACAGGAAAAGGAGTTTTATATAAATCGGAAAGGATTCAATAAAGTTCGGAACGAAATGATTTGTATATTGTAATAGTTTCATTTTTTGAATTTTATCCAAAATATCTATGTCCAAGTCATTCAGTTTTTCAACGATATGGGTTTCACAGTCAATTGCGGTTGCGAAACTCATATATTTTATGAGGGAGTTGGAACATTGCGTCGACCAGTCATTGATTAAGTTATTGATAATGAAAAGATATACGGTTTGAGTGTTGATTGATACAGTTCCTGTACTAGAACCACCTAAAATAGAGGAGAAAAGAATGATATTGATATACGATGTGGCAGTATTGACAACTTCCGAGAGAAGGTAGAAACAGAAAAGTAGACGGTTTCTAAAACTATTGAATAAAAGGGAAAAAATATACAATATCTTGTAGGGGCGCAAATTATTGTACTTTACTTCATAACTATTTATGTTTTCTATGATGGTTTCAAATTCCTTGGTTTCTATCAAGTTATTTGGTGTCGTCATTATTATAGTTAATGGTTATTTTATTTGTGTTATTTTTCTTATTAGTATATTGTATAACAAGAAATGGCGGTTTCACAAATTCAATGTATAGGTCATTGTATAGAAGCAACTAGTTATTACCAAATTAAAGAAAGCATCACTGCAGGAAAACAAGCTCAGCGTTAGTAAAAAAAATGGGGTTGAGTAATGATAATGATGATGAACAGTAGTGTCATTTGTAACTCTTAGTAATAATTCGCATTTTGAATAATATAACATTGTTACCTGTAACGTAATAATGTTATACTCGGTGGTGTTAAAAAATAATATTATTCAGTTTTGTTTATCAGTACACATCACTAACAATGGGTAGTAAATAAAAACACAACATAATATATATGGCAAACGAATTGATAGCTCTTGTATTTCCGTTGTATTCTGAACAACGACTAAACATACAAGGCAATCAAGAACAGACCATGAACTACGATGATTTTAATCATTTTATGGCGTTATTCTACACTCCTGAAGAGTTATTACAAAATGACGCAAATTTTAGAAACGCGTTTCGACATCATGACACCGATGGTGATAATCTATTGAACTTGACTGAGTTCACACAAATCGTCATGGACTTGGATAATCATAGAAATCACGATGTCTTTCCAAGAATTCAACAACTTGTCGCACCACATACCCAAAATGAAGAAGATGACCGGGTTATAATTGAAAGACTATTTCGTTTTTTTGACTTTGATAACAGTGGTGGACTTGATAGAAATGAAGTTGAAAACTTTTTTGCGAATATTCCTTATCCCAATTTATTCAACGCCCAGACCTTTGACCGTTTTGATATCAATCATGACGGGTCATTATCTATCGATGAGTTTACACAACTTTTAATTCAGTTGAATACTTATCTTATCTCACAAGGAATCACTAATTTTGTTGCTTTTATTCGTCAAATTGTTTCACCAGAACCCGTTGTTACCCAACCCATTCAACAACCTGATACTGTTTTTGTTTCTCAAATTCCCTCCCCAGATACCATAGTCCTCGGAACTCAACACACATATGGAGAATTGGGTGAAGCATTTACTCTTCAACCTGGTGTTACTGTAAATAACGCTACTTGTATGGCGATTCATAATGCAGCGAGTCGTTTAAGAAATCCTGCGTTAGGTTTTGAAATATTGATTGCTTTTAATCGTGAAATGGGGTTAAATGTTCCACAACTTACATATAATCCTACACCACAAGAGGTTACTGCTTTGGAACAGTATATTATGGAAACTTTGAATGAATTTTTAAGTCGTAGTGAAACCCCCGCATTTCAAAATGAACAACAACGGCGAAACATGATTACGGGTATTCTTCAAGTATTTCATCAATACTATGATAACACTTTCACCATTGGTAACGTTCGTTATTCGGGTTATGTCGGGTTTGGTCTTGTGTTCACTTTTATGAGTTTTCAATCAAATGGATTTCAGACTTTATGGGCCGAGAATTTTGTCACGGATTGTATTGAAGCCTATGATGCAAGAATTGCGACTTATCAACTTGGAGAACATATTAGTTGTGGTGGTGGGATTGCCGAGAGAAGTTTAATGGCCATTGGGAATATATTATCTACGGGTTCTGGAACGGAATCCAATGCTGTTGCAGCAGCAAACAATGTTTTATCCCCTGAAGAGATGACAAGTGCTAGAAACTTGCGTAGAACAGGTTTATTGAATCGTTGGTTACAACTTTATTACCAGGGGTTGGGAGACCAAGATTTTACCGAGGAAGGATTACGAACATTTATAAATAGAAAAATACAGGAAAGTGATGAAGATAATAATCCAGATGATTGGAGAGATGTTATTAATACGTTTGTCGGTTCGGAGGGTGTTCGCATGTTTATGGGAGGAGCGCGTAAGTATCCACGTCGCATAAATATATTCAATGTATTATTTGGTAAAAAACAGAGGAAGTCGTTGAAACGAATAAGTAAAACAAAATACACGAAAAAAAACAAGGGAAAAATGGATAAAACAAAACGATTGAAAAAATATAAGAAAAAATCAACGCATAAAAGGAGGTTCTTTAAGTAGGTTTCTAACGTATATTATAACAACTCAACAACGCTGCTAAGAACACGATTATATTCGCGTAAAATAATCATCTTACTTCCTTCATCCATTTTATCTATATTTTCCAACATTTCTTCAGTTAATGGTCTGAAATTTCGTATTTCGTCCATAACTATAATTAGTCGTTCAATATTATCTCTGGCTCGTTGAATATTTTGCTTCATATTTTCTGTGCGATAGTCACCAATATTCCATGACTTTGAACGCATTTTAATTTCATCCATATAATCTGAAAAATATTTATTTTTATATAAGTTATGTACATTATTTTCATGGGTAAATTTGTTTATCCATGAAATCATATTTTTTGATTGCTCCTTTTGCTCCTTTTGCTCCTTTTGCTCCTTTTTTGTTGCTAATTGTTGATAAATATGTTTATGGGTTGACTTATGTCTTTCACAATTAGATTTTTAAAAGCATAACACGTCACAAGATTCGCAATAAAAATTATTTGCTCCTTTTTGCTCATTTTTTGTTGCTATTTGTTGATAAAATAGCAACATAAAAATTCCTAAGCCATTTCAAAAAAAAATAAAAATATTACATTCACAATATTAATTTCTCACTTTAAAAATGGAAAAAACACACATAACAATGCTGAACTAATAACAACATATTATTTTATAATATTTTTCTGTATAATTGCTTGTTTGGCGATTGCTTTGATTATTTTTTTCATGGATTCTTGGCATTCGCTCCCATTTAAATGAGTGAAACTTGACGTGATTTGACCTAGAATATTCAAGTAATCGTCATTCTTCTTATCATCGTGTGCCATACACGTGGGGTATTCTTCCACCCATTCTTTTATTTTTAAGAATTTTTTATGCGCGAGATGTTTCGTGAAACGGGTTACTCTGGCGTAGTCTATGTCTTTTTCCCACACATCATTGGTTTTGATATAAATCACTTCCCTCTTTTCATCGGAACAGTGCATGGGTCTAACCTTCTGGTCGAGTGCTTTCAATTCTCTCACAATCACATTCGAGAGACCCTTGACATAGCCATGCTTGCCAGTATAATCCAAGTCTTCTAATTGAATTTGAATGGAATCAATAAATTCATTAATATTCATGGCATCTTTACAGGTTTCGTTCAAGAAAAGTTGAAGATTGAATTGATTGTTTTGGGTGTTTTGGGTGTTTTGATTATTTTGGGTGTTGTTGTTATTATTATAAACAACAGTACTATTTGAATTTTTCGCAAGTTCCAACATATAATTCTGTTGTTCCAACATCATTTCTTTGAATTCTTTATTTTGTTTTACAAGAAACCATACAAGTTCTGTATCTTTATCTATTTCTTCTTCTTCTTGTTGTTCTTTATATTTTATACATTTCTTTTTATGTCTCCAAAACCCTGACCTATCGTTATAAGACTTATCACAAACACACACGTATTTAGCAGTGGGGTTTTTTGGGGTTTTTTGGTTGCTATTTGTTGCTATTTGATGCTTACTAGTCAAAGTATGTCTATTAAAGTCTTTCTTATTAGAGCATGAGAAGTCACAATTTAAACATGTAAAAAATGGAGGGGTTTTTTTACCCAAAAATGTTGCCATTTGTTGCTAAATTAGCAACATAAAAAACCCCTAAGTCTTTTTCAAAGAAAAAATTATAAAAATTTTACAATCACAACTTGAAAATTCAAAAAATGAAATGAGACCATTTCAGTCACAAGTGAATTTTTACTTTTTTTTCCGGGAAAGCCAAAAGGAAAACCCGTTTTTGGACATTTATAAATGTCCAATTTTCATTTTTGGAGGGGGGTCTTGGAACAAGAAAAATTTCACTTGTGACTGAAAAAATAAACCTAAAAACCTTTATTTTATTTGTTATTATAACAAGTCATAAAAATAAATACAAAAAATTCTTGTTTTTTTAATAAAATTAATAAAAATAATAAAAATTAATAAAATTTTAAAAATTATTAGAATTAATAAAATTATTAAAAATTATCATTAATTGTATTTTTCACAATCACCTGTTTTTTTATTTCTACGAGTTCCATTCGGACATCTCTTACGTTTTTCGTTTGGATTTGGGGAAGGTATTTTGGGAGAAGGTTCTTTTGGAGGAGTCTTTTTGGTTTTGTTTTGTTTTGGTTTTGTTTTTTGTGTCTTCTTTGCTGCTTTTGCTGCTGCTTTCGCAGCTGCTTTCTCTTCTTTCTCTCTCTCTTTCTCTCTCTCTTTCAGTCTTTCATTCATTGCTTTCTCGGCTGCTCGTCTCTCATAAACTATTTGAAACATTTTTACGCATGAATGTATCACAATTGTGTGTTTATCAGGTTCGTTTTTAAAAAAATTAAGAAAATATGCGTACGCGGTATGACGTGGAAATACTTTTAAATCGTGTGAATCAGATATTGAACGCAAACCAGTATATGGATAAGAAAATTTCTTTTCCAATTCACTCATAATCAACGCTATCGTGTGAGATTTCTCGGCTTCTTCCCTGACTTCTTTTGCTGCTTCCTCGGCTTCTTTTGCTGCTTGTTTTGCTGCTTGTTTTGCGGCGTTTTCCGCATCCGTTTCATAAATTTTAATAAACTTTTTTACACACCGCTGTGCTATTTCATATTTATGAATATTGTTTCTAACCATTTCCAGTACAAATCTGTTAACCGTAAAACGTGGATAACTATGTATATCTTTTGGGTCATGTTGTAAACGCAAACCAGTATATGGATAAGAAAATTTCTTTTCCAATTCACTCATAATCAACGCTATCGTGTGAGATTTCTCGGCTTCTTCCCCGACTTCTTTTGCTTCTTCCCCGACTTCTTTTGCTGCTTCCTCGGCTTCTTTTGCTGCTTCCTCGGCTTCTTTTGCTGCTTTCTCAGCGTCTTTGGCTGCTTTCTCAGCGTCTTTGGCTGCTTTCTCAGCGTCTTTGGCTGCTTTCTCAGCGTCTTTGGCTGCTTTCTCAGCGTCTTTGGCTGCTTGTTTTGCGGCGTTTTCCGCATCCGTTTCATAAATTTTAATAAACTTTTTTACACACCGGTCTGTTATTTCATATTTATGAATATTGTCATATTTATGAATATTGTTTCTAAGCATTTCCAGTACAAATCTGTTAACCGTAAAACGTGGATAACTATGTATATCTTTTGGGTCATGTTGTAAACGCAAACCGGTATATGGATAAGAAAATTTACCTTTCAACGCATTCATAATATTCAATTCAGTGCGTTTATTAATCTCCAGATTCGGGTCATATCTATGTGTCCCAAAAAAACTGGACGAGTTGTAAGTACTGTAACTGTTGTAACTTGGTTTTTTATTCAAGTTACGACACTTTTCTTCATCAAAAATTTCATCAATATTTGTTCTACACTGTGTAACTTTTTTATATCTTGGGTCTTGTTCGAAAGCAGTAATTCCTTCACCTTGTATTTGTTTTTTAACAGCGACCATGTGTTTCCTATAATTACTTTCACTGTACAAGTTGTTGTCACAAAAGTATTTATTACACTCTCCCTTGGATGTCATGTTATATATTAGGTAAAGGTTTTTTTTGATTTCTCTGTGTATCTTACAAATAATACTAAATAAATTCTTTGTGTTGGGGGTTTAACGCGTTTTGTGGTGTTCTTTAAGTAAGTTAAAATAACTTATTGGTTACCTTTTCTCTCGTTGTTTTATTTTTGGGAAGGAAAAAGGGGTGGAAGAAAAGTGAAAGTTTGTTGTTTATAGTTTGGGGTGTGGATTTTTATTGAAGAGAGAAATTGGTAGTTCTTTAAGTATGTAAAAATAACTTATTGGTTACCTTTTCTCTCGTTGTTTTATTTTTGGGAAGGGAAAAGGGTTGGAAGAAAAGTGAAAGTTTGTTGTTTATAGTTTGGGGTGTGGATTTTTATTGAAGAGAGAAAAAGTGATTATAATATAAATTGGTTGTAAAGTTGTTGTTTGTAATAAATAAAATTTCGCGGCCAAATTCTTGTGCAAGATTCGTGCGGCAAATTTGTGCGGCCTTTTTGGCGGTCTATCTCGTGCGGGTATTTTGGCGGAATATGAAATATTTATGACTGTAAATGGTGTGATTTTGTTAAACATATATTTGTTGGGGTTTTCTTGATAACTTTTTCTCTCATTGTTTTAATTTGAGGATAGAAAAAGGTTGATGAGAAAAGGTAAAGTTAGTTGTTATAGATTTGGGTTCTGGATTTTGATTGAAGAGAGAAACTCAATGGTCTTTAAGTAGACTTGTATAATATATTGTGGGTTCTCTCATTCATGAAAAAATTGATATACCCTATAAAATATTAAAAACATAACAATATTTTTAAATAATGACAGAAGAAAAAGAAGAAGTTTACAAAGTAATACAACTTGCTGTTCCAATAAATAAACAACTACCAGATATTTCATCTTTTACTCCAGAAGAAAATTATGAAATGTTGAAAATTGGAATTGATTGTTTATTAAGAGGAAAAAAATATGTGTCTTCTATGTCACAAAAAGAGTTGTACGATAGAACAAAAAAAGAGTTATTGGATGAGTTTAAAGAAGAGAATATTGGTTATATTGAAAAAATCCAGAAAATGGAAAAGGACTTTATTGTTCAAAAGGAGGTAATGCGAGAGTTGAAGGAAATGGAACAACAACGACTAGAAAATGAAATGGGAAAGTTAAATGAACGTATATACGATTTAAATGTGCAACTTCAGTTGAGGGATAAAGAAATAGAACCAGAAGTAAATAAACGGATTATGATTGAAAGAGAAAAAATGGAAGTATCAATAAATCATAAAAATGAATTGATTCAAACAATGAAAAATACCATAGATAATTTGAATAAGAAAACATCCATAGTTGGATTAGGTAAAATAGGTGAAAGTACTTGTGAGGAACTATTTGAATATACGTTCAAAGACTTTGCTGGATTTAAAATATTAAATAAAGCGAGTGAAAGAGCAAAAGGTGATTTTCATTTGAATTTTGATGAGTTTGATGTTTTAGCAGATGCGAAAAACTGGACACATAAAATAAGTACACCAGAAATAACTAAACTTAAAAGAGATTTAAAATTAAATCAACATATTAATTTTGGTTGGTTAATTTCTTTAAACATGAACATTACTGGATTTGAAAGGTCTCAAATTCAGTTTGAATGGATACAAGGAAACCAGTGTATTTGTTATGTAAGTAATCTAATGGGTAGTGAAAGACCAGATGAAGTTTTGAGAAATCTTTGGTTTATGTGTAAGACATTGAATCGGTTTATTGTTGAAGAAAAAATGGATGTATCTGAAATTAGTTTATTGAACGACAAGATTTTAAACTTGAGGGAAAAAGTTAATCCAATAAAAAAACATGTGAAAGAACTAAAGAGTTATATTGGAAATATGACACAAGTTTGTGAAAATATAGAAAGTAATATTCGTGATATTTTAAATGAAGAAACATCAACAATATTAGATGAAAATTATCAAAAAATTTTATCATGGTGGAATGATAATATTGTTTACTTAGATGAAAGTGAACATGTAACTATTAGGTCAACCGATATATGGTATAAATATAGAACCGATAATTATGGAAACATGAACAATTTAAATGTTACACATTTTAAAGAGTTTTTAAAATGTCATTTACCTGAAAAGTTAATTATAAAGAAAAATAAAACTGAGAGCAGTGCTTTTGAAATAAAAAATATAAAGTTGAGAGAAAATACAAAAATAGAAGAAAATACAAAAACAGAAGAAAATACAAAAACAGAAGAAAATACAAACATAGA